TATATATTATTATTATTATTATTATTATAATATAAGTAATACGTATTACCGAAAAGAGAAGAATGAGCTTATAAAATCAGGTACTTAGGTTTTCGTTAAGAGGGCTCGCTGAAAGTGGTGTATACGATTTCGCGTCACCGCCCAGTCACACTGGTCAGGTATTCAAAAAAAGAACCTCAGCCGAAACTGAGGTTCAATTTGGTGTTATCTGTGTCGGCTAAATAGCTTTTGTTGTTCAGTCATCCAGTCAATCGCGTTGTTCAGTGCATCCAAGATGATGTCTTTTTCACAGACGATATAGTAGGCATGCATGATCTGGATCAGGTGTTTCTCATATTCAATCATGCCTTCACATTCAAGCTGCTCATCAAGTGTGTCTGCGTATGCGGCTTGTTGCAGCTCCATGAACAGTCTGGCCACGTCATGGTAGGACCCGCCGATTATGTCCCAGATGTGGGTATCCGGATTGTTTGTGATGTATTCAGCGCACGCGGTTAATTCTTCAATCATCTGGTCAGTCGTAAAGGTTACGTCGTTTGTCATGTCAAACCTCCTGGTTAAATTGAATAAAAAATTAATTATAGACAGATCTACAATTAATTATAATAATATTATATCACATCAGCTCTACCTTGTAAATAAAAAGTTAAATTTATTTTTAGGGTAAAGCCGGGTCCAAGGCGACGCAAACCCCACTGGCCAGGAGTCACGGTCCAGCTGATTCGCTCCAGCTTGGCTGGGCTGGGTTTGATTAATAAAAAAAGGGCTGTACCAATTTCTTGGTACAGCCCGATGGTATTACCAGTTCATATCTTCAAGATTGACGATAGCCAATTTTGTCTTGTTCAGATCCTTGAACTTGTGAGACACTATTGTCTGGCCCTTCAGTTCAAGATCTTGTCTCAGGTATGTCAGGTTGGAACTGACGTTCTTGTCCGTGATGTTCAGGTGTTCGGCTATGTCCTGGATACTGTTCACACCACCAGTGAGCAATTCATACACCCGTTCCTTCATGCCTTTACCCTTACTGGCCTTCACTGCTTCCAGTTCTGCGTTTTGTGCTTCAAGGGCGGCCATCAGTTCATCTTTAGACATTTTTGTGTAATCAGTCATGTGTTCATTCCTTCATATATAATATTATTGGTTGTGCTGTGTACAACTACACAGTCTTGCACTTCAACTAATATTTCAACAAATTTTCAAAGAACAATAAACTTTTTAAAATTTAATTTTTTAAAATGTCATACTCAATTTTTATAAATATATTATAATATATTTTTTTAAAAAAGTAAATAGTTTATTTTATTATTTTAATTCTTTTTATGAATCCAATTCATTTAATGAATCTCCTCATTTAATGAATGGTATTTATTTATTAAATGAATCCCATTCATTTAATGTTACTGGCTACTAATTAATGAATGAGATTCATAAACTGGATCGAGTAACAATGAATGAGCGATATTTAATATGTGGGCGGCGCTTAGTGAATGAGGCTCATTTATTAAATGAATGGGCCCGGGTCCACCTCTCCACGCCAAGGCGATTCGGAGTGTTGCACAAATTTTGTGCAACTCTCCACGCCAAGGCGATTCGGAGTGTTGCACAAATTTTGTGCAATATCTGGTCCACCTCTCCACCTCTCCACGCCAAGGCGATTCGGAGTGTTGCACAAATTTTGTGCAATATCTGGTCCACATCTCCACGCCAAGGCGATTCGGAGTGTTGCACAAATTTTGTGCGACGCTTTGTCAGCTTTCTGCACATATTCTGTGCAAAACACCACGTCCTCACGCCTCATTTAAGGAGCTTCTCGCCTCCCTTATATACTTATACTCACTTTTCTCAAAAGCTCCTAAAACAAGAGATTCGGAGACCGTATCTCAAATTTCCGCCTTTTCACGGTGCCATTTTTCCCACATGCCTGCTTTCAAACATAAAACGTTTAATGTTTGTTATGTACTTTTGTCAGATTCCATGTTATAGTGATATTATGGATTCTTTTAGAGACAGCACACATTTTAGCCCACAAACGCCTGCGGGTCAAGAACAGCAGCCTTCGCGCCTCCCACTGGCCAGGCCTTATATTCGTTTTCCTGAGCGCTTATCCCACCTGGCCAGGACTGAAATGGAATATCGGTACGTCTACATGTCTGAGACTGTAGAGTTTTTGGCTGATCACTATCGTTTGTCTGTCGAAGCTTTAGAGGAATACATTGAGATAAATCAGATCAAACGGGCTGAGATCGATTCACAGGAAGGAATCAAGTCGTTTGAACAGTTCATTGGCAACACATATAAACAGATTAAGTTAAAGATGTCGGGTATGCAGGTCATGCATGCAGCGGCCTCATTTGATACGTTCATCGAGGTAGAGAAACGTCTCTTACGAACACTGGATGACGCGTCTACACAGCTCCAACAGCAGCAAGTCTTAGATCCACAAGACCTAAGTCGCCTCACGCGGACCCATATTGCGCTAATGGAGCGACAGGACCTCTTAGCAGAAGCGACTCGCGCTCCACTAGAAGCGTTGGAAGCGCTCAGAGAGGACGTTGAGGAACTGAAGTGGGCGATTGAGGTCGTGGGGCCGGATGGCCAACCCATGACCCTCCCTGGCCAGGAGGAAACGGATGAGGAAACTCCCGTTCAAGATACCCCATAAGCTGTGGCCAGCCTTCGCTAAGCCCAAGAGGTACAAAGTGCTGCTCGGTGGGCGGGGCTCGGGGAAATCACACACAACGGCGGATATTAAGTCGTATGATGTGGCCCAGAATGGGTTCAAAATCGGGTGTTTTCGGGAGTATCAGACGTCAATTGAGGATTCGGTCCTCTCCCTTATTTCTTCAGAGATAGAGCGGATCCAAATCCCAGGCTTTAAGGTTACGAAACACTACATCGACCACCAAAATGGCGGTGGGTTTCGTTTTAAAGGGCTTGCCAGAATGGGTGAGTCTATGAAGTCTTACCATGCGTTTATGAAGTTTTGGATTGAGGAAGCTCAATTCCTATCGCAGGGTTCGATTGACATTCTTGGCCCTACCCTGCGCTTAGAGGGTTCTGAGGTGTGGCTGACCCTCAATGCCGGGTCCAGCGCGGATCCTGTGTCCAAGAGATTCTTGGTGCCCTATTGGGAAAAGATACTCCGCGACGGGTATTACGAAGATGATATGCACTTGATCATTATGTGCAATTACTACGACAACCCATTATTTCCAGAAGTCTTAGAAAAGGAGAGACAAAAAGACTATGAAATTCTCCCTAGAGCGTTGTATGATCATATTTGGCTCGGGCGTTTTAATGATACAGTTGCTGATGCTATTATTGATCCTGAGTGGTTCGATGCAGCAGTCGACTCACACGAAAAACTCGGTTGGACTCCAATCGGGCCTTTGGTCGCCATCCACGACCCCTCTGATCTGGGAGAAGATCCAAAAGGATACGTCCTCAAACATGGGAATTACGTTATTGAGGCCATTTCAAGAGACTTCCAAGATGTCAACGAAGGCGCTGACTGGGCATGCTCACTGGCCAGGGAGGCTAACGTTGACCACTTTATCTGGGACTGTGACGGAATGGGCGTGTCCCTTAGACGACAAATCCATACCAATCTGTCCGGACTCGACCCTGATTTCTCAGAATTTCATGGTGCTGGGGCCGTCGAACGACCCGGTGAGACCTATGAGGGTCCAGGTCAGTCTATGAAGTCCACTGGCCGGCGCCTTAACAAGAACCTTTTTATCAATAAAAGAGCCCAATGTTACTGGCGACTTAGGGATAGATTCTTGAATACCTACATGGCCGTAGTCCATAATAAGTACATAGACCCGGACGATATGATCAGTATATCGTCTGGATGCAGAAATATTGAGCTCTTACGCTCAGAAATTTGTCGTATACCCAGAAAGTTTAACACAAAGGGTATGATCCAGATAATGAATAAAAAGGAGATGGCCACCTTGAAGATTATGTCTCCCAACCTTGCAGATTGCTGTATGATGGCCGAGAGTGATTATACGCCTATGAGCAAGGCCAAAGACTTAAAATTTGAGAGCCTGTTTGCTTAATATGCCGAGTTTAGCTGACATAGCCCAAAAACATTATCAGTCGGTGTCACCGCGTGCCGCCCATAAACAAACGCTGCAACCACCTGGCCAGGGGTTTTGGTCGGAGTTAGCCAACACTGGCCAGGAGATGAACTATAAAAACCTGGGTACGACCCTCGGTTCCAGAGTGCGTAAGATGATGGTGGACCCTGTTGTCCAGGGTTTAGAGTCCTTTGGTAAGGGCATCCGGGGTGAGGAAATCACTCTTAAGGATTTACAAGCGATCCAAGAGCTCTTAGGTGAGGTCGCTGGCCTGGGTGTTACGTCAACCCTTGCTAAAGCCGGCGGCAAAGTGCCAGACGATGTCTTGGCCTCTTTTGCCGCGTGGCATGGATCAGGAGCGAAGTTTCCTGAGTTCAAGGACAGGTTTCTCTCTTCCGGCGTCGGTGACCAGGTTTATGGCAAGGGTCATTATGTAGCCACAGACAAAGATATCGCTGAAGGGTATGCCCGGCTGCTGGGGACCCAGGGAGTAGAGTTCCGTGGTAGGAACTATACTGACGTCCCTTCAGAGTTTATTCAAACGATTGGCGACTATATTCACGAAGGTGCTGAGCCACAGTGGGCCATTGACTACGTTCGAGGCGAGCTTAAAGATAAGTTTATGCAGGCCTTGAAGGCAGGCAGAGACGACCAAGTAGACTTTTATCGCGAGAAACTCCTCTTACTTGATGATGTTCAGCCAGATGACTTTAAACGCGCGAGAGACGAGTATTTGTATAAAACGACTATCATGCCTGGCCAGTCCCCTGAAGATTATAAGTTTCTCGATTGGGAGACACGCGTTTCAGATGATCCTAAAACGGATGATATGCTCTTTTCTTCGGGTTTAATGGATGAGATTGCCGGTAGAACAATGGCTGGTTTGACTTCGCATTTTTACAAAGGCAAGGACATTGTTGAAACCCTTGAGGATACTTTTGACCCTGATACTGCCCGGGACATGCTATGGGATGCTGGTTTTTCTGGGGTGAAGTACCCTTCACGGCAGATTTTTAAAGGTTCAACAGCTCCAGGACCTCAGGATGCCGCGCCAAACTATGTAGTTTTCGACCCTAAAGACATAAGAATAGACGAACGTTTCCATAACGATGAATTAGAATGGTACAGAGGACAACATGGACGTTAAAGAAAACATTAAAGAACTCGAAGCAGCCCAGGAATCAGAGCACGATCAACGTGAAGCTGCACGAGAAAGTGACCATTTTGTCAATAAAGCCGATGGCATGTGGGAGCCCAGTGTTATTTCGAAGATGGGCGGTCGACCTAGATACACATTTGATCTGTGTTCTCCAGTTATGGACCAGATTATGGGTGAAATGCAGCAGGCGGCTTTTGAGTGCAGCGTACGACCGGTTAATGCTGAGGGCTCTAAAAAAGTTGCTCAGGTATATGATGGAATTATTCGTCACATTCAATCTGTGTCAATGGCGTCCAGTATCTATATGCACGCTGCCCGGCAGATGCTAACTACCGGCCTCGGCGGCTGGAGGATTGTTCATGACTATATCGATGCAGATTCTTTCTGGCAGGATCTTTACCTTCGTCCTGTTTCGAATTGGGATTCAAGAGTATGGTTTGACCCTAATTTTGAACTTCCCACGGCGGCAGACGCCGAGTATGGTTTCTTCCTCACAGCAATGCCTGGACGGGCCTTCTATAAAGAATTTCCCAAGGGTTCAGGTACAAGTGTGGGTCAAGATGACTACAACGGCGTATATTCTTATAAAAAGCCTGACGAAGTTATCATCGGGGAGCGTTACCAAAAGAAGTATAAAGATCGAACGTTGATTCTGATGTCTGATGGCAGTGTCTTTGAGCAAGATGAACGATTTGAAATGCTCAAAGATGAGCTTTTACTTAATGGGATTGAGCCCCTTCGCGAGCGTGTCCGCAAAGAATGTACTGTGTATTCCCAGAAATTTGATGGCGCGGACTGGCTGGAAGACGAAAATGAGACGGTTTTCAAAGATTTACCGTTGATTCCGTTATATGGAAACTTTCAAATATCTGAAAATAAGGTGATTTACCGGGGCGTAGTCGAGAAGCTGAAAGACACCAACCGGGTGTTTAACTATGCTAACTCCAGGAACATTGAAGAAGGTGCCCTTTCTCCACGTGGAAAATACTGGATGACACGTGAACAGGCCGCAGATAATGAAAGGTCATTGCAAACCTTGAATACGAATCCAGACCCGGTGCAGTTCTACAATCACCTGGACGGAGTTCCACCGCCAATGTATCAAGGCGCTCCTCAAACTAACCCAGGTTTAGTCCAAACTGCGGAAGACATGAAGGGCATTATGCACATGGTGTCAGGCATGTATCGCAGTTCTATGGGCGATAATCCAGGTTTTCAATCAGGCGTTGCCTTAGATAATCAAGAGGATCGCGGAAATAACTCAACGTACAAATACTTTAACATGGTTAGGGACGCCATACAACACACTGGCCAGGTGTTAGTCAATGCTATTCCAAGGGTGTATGACTCGTCTCGTCCAGTTAGAATTATTCATGCAAATGACAGTGTAGAAACCGTGCACATAAACACTGTTGTCATAGACCAGCAAACAGGACAACCTGTAGAATTGAACAATCTTGCCCAGGGTATGTATGAGCTAACCTGTACTGTAGGTCCAGCTTTCCATTCACGACAAGAGAAGACAGTGAATCACATACTCGAACTTGGTAAGGTTATGCCGAATGTACTCCAGATGGGTGCTGACATTATAATGAACAACGTTAATGCTCCTCAGATGGATGCCCTTGCAGAACGAGCAAGAATCGGTATGATCCAAGCTGGCTTGATTCCTGAGTCTCAGATGACAGAAGAAGAAAAAGTAATGGCGAGGCAAGCCCAGGAGGCTCAAGCTCAGCAAGGTCCGTCACCGACAGACATGGCCAATCTTAAAATCGCTGAGGCTGAGACTAAGAAAGCTGAAGCTGATACTGCTAATACTATTTCTCAGGCTCAGGATCGTGAGAAGAGAACAGCCCTTGAGGGACAAAAACTCGCTCTGCAACAGCAGAAACTTGCTTTAGAAGAACAAAAGCTTAATCTCGACGCTCAAGCGAAGAAACAAGATCAGCTCATGAAGATGATTGAGGTTCAAGCTAAAGAGCTTAGAGAACAAGCTGAAACAATGAAGACTATAAAAGAGGCGATAGGGGCCGATGCGATCAAGAGTAAGACCGCTATTGAAACCTATCGAAACCAAGCCGAGCTTGTGAAACAGGCTCAGAATGACTAAACCCACGGGTGGAGACCCGGCACGTCTACGCGGACATTAAACGCGGCAAGGAGAAACTTATGTCAGATGACAGCACGCTGCAAGATCAAAACCAGGGACCAGAGATTTCGTTCGAAGATGACGGTGGAGACATGATCGCCAACGTCATGCCAGAAGCATCAGATGACGGGTCTGATGACGAAGCTGGCGCAGAACCCACTGGCCAGGTTAAGGAAGGAGATTCAGCAACTCCGACAGGTGATGAAGGTGGATCAGAGAAGCCAAAAGAGGTAGACCCGGTCCAGAAAGCAATTAACAAACAGCATTTTAAATACCAGGAGCAGAAAAGGAAAACTGAAGCAGCTGAAGCCAGGCTCGCAGAGCTTGAGCGGAAGATGCAGTTACAGCAACAGCCCAGACGAAGACCTATAGTCCCGCCCATCCCTGATTCTTTGGATCCGGAATATGAGCGGAAAATTCAGGCTCGAGACATGGCGATTGCTGATCAGAAAGCCTTTGATCTTCAGGTGGAGTTTACTCAAAGGCAACAGCAGCAACGACAACAGCAGGAGATGCAGCAGCATCAGGAGAGAGTTCAACAGCAGGTTCAAAGTTTCCAGCAGAGAGCTACTGAGCTGAAGGTTAACCCTGAAACTCTGGTAGAGCACGAGAACATCGTTGGAACTTTTATCCAGGATCCTCAGGTTGCGGGCTTTCTTTTAGAGGATAAAAATGGGCCTCTATTAGTTCAATACTTGGCCGAGCATCCTGAAGAACTTTCAAATATTGCTAGTCTGCCGACTGTTAGTGCTGTAGCTACGATTGTCAGAGACGTAACTCCTAAAGTTGTTTCTGCTCCTTCATCTTTAACAAAAACACCAGCACCGTCTAAAAACATATCCGGCAGAGGAGCTGCCGATATCAAAGATCCAGCACTTGACGGGCTGATTCTTGAATAAGGAGGCCACTAACAATGGTTGAATAAGGAGGCCACTAACAATGGCAAACAACACTGACAGTAATATAACCAGGAAAGTCATTCGGGCATTTGTTTCTGAAATGGAAGCACAGCGGGTTGTCACTAAGGAAATTGATACTCAGACCTTTAAGGGAGAGTTTACTCCTCAGCGTGGTGATAACGTAGATATCAAAAGACCACACCAGTACAAAGCGAAACGTACTAATACCGGTGATATTTCGGCTCTGACCGCCAATGATATCATCTCCGGTAAAGCGACCGCGACTGTACAGCAGTACATCACTGTCGATATTGACTGGACCAACAAAGAAGAAGCTACCCGCCTCGATCAGCTCAAAGAGATCGTTGCTCCGGCCGCTTCTGAAGCAATCCAGGAACTGGAAACCTCATTTATCGACTATGCGATCCAGAACGCAGGTCTCTCCTATGGTACTCCTGGTACCGTGGTAGACGCCTGGGGCGATGTCGCAGGTGCTCGATCATTGATGAACGCGATTGGTGTCCCTCAGTCAGGGCCTATCAATTACATCATGAATGACTTCACTGTTGAAAATCTGGCTAACACCCAGGCTGGTTTGAACTCTTCCGATAAACTGGTCAACACTGCATGGCAGAGAGCTCAGATCTCTACACCGTTTGCAGGGCTCCAGGCTATGACCTCTAACGGTCTGTCTACCTGGACCTCTTCAGATGCTTCTGACCGGGCTGGTGCCCTTGACGGTGCTCCCGATGCAACATACGTGACGCACAAAGACTCTTATATCCAGTCCATTGACGTTGATGGTTTGAGTGCCAATGCCGTGGTTAAAGCTGGTGACATCATTGAGTACTCTACCAAGTACTATGTGAACCAGGTTACCAGAAAACCAATTTTTGGCAAAGACGGTGCCAAGGTGAAGTTCCGCCAGACTGTAACTGCTGACGCTACCATGGACGGCACTGGCGCAGGCACATTGCTTGTAACAGGTCCCGCAGTCTATGACTCAACTGGCCAGTATCGTTTCATTAACGCTGCTCTGGCCGATGGCGACGTATTCACCATTCTCGGTGCTGCTTCAACTGAGTACCAGCCCAACCTGTTCTTCTGTAAAGAAGCTTTTGCGATGGCTTTTGTTAAACTGCCTAAGCTCAATGGCTGGGATACTATTGCGACGACCAAAGATGGTATTTCCATGAGAGTAACCAAATACTCCGATGGCGACAAGAATACTCAGAAGGTGAGAATTGACTTGCTGCCGGCATTTGGTACCATGAATCCGTTCTTTGCTGGTAAAGGCTTCGGCGTAGCTTAATACTACTCGTTTAATTGAAGACTATCCTGGGGCTTCGGCCCCAGGATATTAAGGTGGCAATATGTCAGAAAGTGCAAGAAAGATTATAATTGATGCAATGGAGGATTTAGTAGTCCTGCAGGAAGAAGCTCCTCTTGAGCAACCTCAGGCAAATCGAGCAATTCGAACACTAAATCGTCTTATGGCTTCTCTTGCCTCTAATGGGATTAACTTAGGGTTTACTCGGATTACAAAGATCAATGACCTTGTTACTATTCCGGACGGGGCTATTGACGCAGTTATCGCCCTTCTGGCTCTCAGATTGCATCCTAAGTATAAAACTGGGCAGCCTACGCCTACCTTAGTTATGGCAGCCAGAGACGGGTTAAAAACGCTTCATCACATTGCGATCAATATTACAGGTACAAAGTATCCATGTACTTTACCACAAGGGTCAGGAAATTCGCAGTATACCTATGGAAACACTACTTTCTATCCTTGTGAAGATGCGACAATACTTTCAGAACAAGGTGGTTCTATAAGCCTTGAGCAGTTAACAGGAGAAACCTATGAGTGATACTACCGAGCAAAATTATTACCCGACTGACGTAAAGATCTCAGAGTTTATCCAGAAAGACTCTTCTGAGATTAATGATGATTCTCTGTTAACTTTTGTAGACCAAAGCACAAACTTCACTATTAAGCTCAGTGAGCTGATTGCGCGCTTTGGCGCTATTGGAACGCTTGAGCAACTCGGTGAGATTACAGGCATTCCGACGCTTAAGCAAACCGGAACGCTAAACCAATTTCGAAACATCCTGGCCAGTAGGGGTCTTATAACAGCTTTGTCTCCTGAAGATGGAGTACTTATTTCTTCAAATAAACTTCAGGTTGGAACAGGTGCACAAATTATTAAAGACTTGACTGCTGATCAGCATGAATATAGATCTCTTTTAGGAGACTCTACAATCTCTATTGCGGCTGATGGCGACGTTATCAGATTCTCAGTTATAGGAACTCCAGTAGCCTCTAATGTGGTTATTATAAACGAAATGGCAGACTTTCCTGCAGCCGTTGCTGGCGTGAGGACTTTGAATGATAACACTGCTTACCTTGTGAGTGCAAAGCTCTCAACAGCTGATAGATTTGTTTTAGGTACAAACTGTCTGGTGTATGGTGCCGACAGTGCAGTTGCCGGGATCACGTACACTGGGGTCGATGATATGTTCACATTGACTACAGGGAGCGCTAAGGTTACATTGCTTAGCTTAGCTTGTCCTAACGGCACGTTGTTTAATATCTCAGGCAACGGGACTTTCCAGTTTGTCAATGCAACTGTTACTGAATGTGACTATGCTGGTGCTATTGGTACAATGAACGCAATGCAGATTACGGACGTGTCGTTTGAAGATATTAAATCTGGTGGCTTTACTTTTACTGGTAATGTCACTGTACTTATCGGTGAGAGGAATTTATTTGTTGTTAATGGCGGAACAATGTTCGACTTAGACTCTGTTGTGTTTAGCGCAGGGTTTTCAATGGACGCTTGTTTTATGTATCTTGCTGCTGGGACATACTTTCTTGACGGTGATGTAGACTCTGGCAACATGGCAGTTGGCGCAACTGGGTCAGTATTGAACTGTAGATTCTCTGGCCCTGGAACGCCATTAAACAACATTGCTTCTTATGATGATAGATGGAACATGCTGGCTAATGACAGCATAACTGACAGTATAGTATCTATACAGGCAGTAACAACCTCTAATACGATAAGCATAGGTTCTGCTAATACACCTGTTATTGTAGGTGCAACATGGACATTTGACCATGAAAGTCGTATGACAGGCTCAGCCTCTGGACGATTCACTTACACAGGAACTGGTAAACATGTCAATATTCACGCAACTGTTACTGCTGATGCTTCTGGTGGTACAAACGACTATACTTTTTATTTTTATAAGAACGGTGTTCAAGAGACTGGTTCAGCAATCCAGAGAGCTTTTTCTTCTGGAAACCCCGGAAACCTCAGTATGTTATGGCAACTCGACCTTGAAAAAGACGATTACATAGAGTTGTTTGTAGAGAACAATGACAACACTATCAATATAACAGTTATTAAAGCAATTTTAACAGTGGACGGTTAATAATGGCTGAAGTACCTTTAGCAACTGGTTTTTACACAAGTAGGTCTTTACCTATAAGTCATCAGCAGTGCGTGAATCTATATTCTGTGCCTGCTGAGCGGCCTGGGACTCTTTCTAAGATTTGGCTCTTTGGTACTCCAGGAATTAGAGCTCTCATTTCCTCTGGTGTCGACAATGAAAAGAACCGGGGAAGCTGGGTGAAGAGTGGTATTTATTATTTCGTGAATGGTAATACCCTTTATCGTCTTAATCGT